TCTACCCTTCTGCTATTCTCAAGGATCCTGACAAATACTTCACAGGAGAAGTGATGGAGAAATTAGATTGGGCAGCAGGACAGGAGTTTAAATACGGATCATGAAAGTAGAAGCATTCCCTACCCTACTCTATCGCTATCATCTAGAAGAGCAAGATCCTATCAAGGCAAGAGTAGAAGAATTTTATAAGGATAATAAATTTCAAGAGAACACACCTGACCAGTGGAACTGTAACTTGTTTACATCCTATGGGTCTGGTAAGTTTCCTATTGGTGAGTGTCTAGATGCATTCACACCCACACTCGATGAGTTCCAGACAGAATCACAATCTTATGGTAATATGATACTGACAGATTTGTGGTTGAATGTATACGAGGCACAGAACTGGCAGGAGAAACACATCCATTCGCCAGGTCAGTGGTCAGGTGTATACTATGTTCACTTCGATCCGAATGAACACAAGGCAACTAACTTCTATCACCCATGTGAGACCTTGCTTGCCACAGCGGGTATCACATCTAACACTCTTGTGCCATGGGTACAGGAAGGTGATATGATTATCTTTCCATCATGGTTAGAGCATGCTGCTCCCATGAACAAATCCTCTAAGATGAGGTCGACTATATCATTTAACTTTTTTATTGAGGAAGAAATCTATGAAGGTGGAAACACTGATACTGAAGAATCTGTTATTAACTGAGGAGTATCCTAGGAAAGTTCTTCCCTTCATTAAGCAAGAATATTTTGAAGACAGAACAGACCAAGTTCTATTCGACATAACCAATAAATACTTCGTAAAGTATTCTGCTGTTCCATCAGTTGAAGCTCTTACCATTGAAGTAGGTAAACTATCTACACTTAGTGATGATCAGTTCAAGCAGATTACCCAGACATTAGAATCATTCGATAAAGAAACAACTGAACTCGATTGGTTAGTAGACACCACAGAGAAGTGGTGCCAAGACCGTGCGATCTATCTTGCGTTGATGGAATCAATCAAGATCGCTGACGGTAAAGATACAAAAGTGAGTCCCGATGCTATACCTAGTATACTATCGGATGCTCTTGGGGTGTCGTTTGATAATCATATAGGACACGATTACATAGATGACTACGAAGAAAGATACGACAGTTATCACAGAGTTGAAACCAAAGTACCCTTTGATCTCGACTTCTTTAATAAAATTACAAAAGGTGGGTTACCTAATAAGACTCTTAACATCGCACTGGCTGGTACAGGTGTCGGGAAGTCTCTATTCATGTGCCACGTCGCTAGCTCCGTGCTGCTCCAAGGACGGAACGTTCTCTACATTACAATGGAGATGGCAGAAGAGAAAATTGCTGAACGAATTGACGCAAACCTCCTCAACGTAGACATACAGACACTAGCACAGTTACCTAAGATAATGTTTGAGAATAAGATCACAGACTTATCTAAGAAGACACAAGGTAAACTCATAGTAAAAGAGTACCCCACAGCGTCAGCACATGCGGGTCACTTCCGAGCACTCTTAAATGATCTAGCACTCAAGAAAGCATTCAGACCAGAGATCATATTCATAGACTATCTAAATATCTGTACATCGCAGAGGTTTAGAAATGCGTCGGTCAATTCATATACCATGGTTAAGTCGATTGCGGAAGAGCTCCGTGGTCTTGCAGTTGAGTTTAATGTACCACTCGTCTCCGCTACTCAGACGACTCGTTCTGGCTATGGGAGTAGTGATGTTGATCTTACTGATACAAGCGAAAGTTTTGGGCTTCCCGCAACTGCTGATCTTATGTTTGCTCTTATTTCTACGGAGGAATTGGAGGAACAGAATCAGATAATGGTCAAACAATTAAAGAATAGATACTATGATCCTACACTTAACAAACGTTTTGTTGTAGGTATTGACAGAGCGAAGATGAGACTGTATAATGTTGAACAAGAGGCACAGAATAATATCATGGACTCAGGTCAGGTCAAACTGAATGAGGATACAGTGAAGGTTCTGACTAATGCTTCCAAGACTAAATTTAATGACTTCACATTCTAATGAGGGATCAAGCGTCTGTAGGAGAAGAGACTCCTGCTATAAAATATGACAGAGCACTTGCTCTGTTCACTGAGTCAGTCTTAGCACCTGATCATCAACTTAGAGGTTGTGCTCATAATCAAGGTTGCTTCACTGAACTGATGGAAATCAGAGAACATGTCTTAGAATATCTAAAGACATTACGAGAGGTCACACATCATACTAATCCAGATGAGAGTGATGACATTGAAACACAGAAAGTTATTAATGCTAAATCATGAGTATAGATTTTAAAAGATACGAGGAGTTCGTGGATGCTGTCACATCCGATTGTTCTAAAGATTTTGTCGATCTTTCTGATCGTCTGGTTGAACTTAACAGAGAAGGTGCCAATATTGAACGTCTTACCACTTCTGGCGTTGGCCTTGCTGCTGAGTCTGGCGAATTTCTGGAGATCGTTAAGAAGATGGTCTTCCAAGGTAAGCCTTGGAGCGACGCTAATAGAGAACATCTTCTTATTGAGTTGGGTGATGTTATGTGGTACGTAGCACAAGCATGTATAGCATTAGACGTAGACTTTGAAGAAGTCATTGAGATGAACGTCAAGAAACTAGAGAAGAGATATCCTGGTGGTACATTTGACATTCATAAGTCGGAGAACAGAGCAGCGAATGACCTCTGATTTATATGATGACATGGGTAAACTCAATTCTTTATACCAAGAATTGATGTGGGACAATGAAGACGAGTTAGAGTTCGTACCTGACTATAAGAACGACAGAATAATTATATACAACAAGTCTCGATCAGGAGACAACCCTTGGGTTCAGATACATGGAGACAATTAATTTATTTCCTACCACAGTAGGTAGATTTAATTTGTTAGAATATACTGATTGGGTTGCCAAGAGGTATGAACATCACATGTTCAATCAAGGTCTTACTGGTGAGTTAAATGGTAAGGTGTTAGTACATCTAGACCCACAACTCAATAGTTTTTTCATGGAGATCAATGACTGTATAGATCAGTACCTAGAGTCTTTGAACGTAGAATATAATATTCATTTCATGAAGACATGGTATGCTATCAGTGGTGAGGACTGTTCAGTTCCTAATCATAATCATGACCCTGCTCATATATCATGGGTGTATTACTTAGACACACAAGATCCATTACAATTCACTAAAGTGCCACCTAACGAGTGGTTCCCACATGCCTTTGCTGACGCAGAGAAAAACTTTAACAACACATCAGTGTGGGAAGAGAGTACAAAGGAAGGTGACTTACTAATATTCCCTAGCAGTCTCAATCATATGACACACAACACAGGACATCGTTGGAGTGTAGCAGGAGACGTGCTACTTACTAATCCAGATCTAAATAAAGAAGGAGGACTGACACACCCTAGGTACTGGAAACAATTCTGATGGCATACGACGTAATACCTGAGACAAAGAAAGAATTAAGATCATCACTATCAGATTTTAGTGAGGAGGTATTGTCTGATGCTAATAGATTATTCTGTCATCTAGAGAAAAAATATTCTAAGATCAAAGCACCGTTAGCATTTGACCCTAGGAAAAAGAATGAGTGTAAGATAACCAGAGCATTACAGACTGAGTTTAAACTAGGTGATCTTAAGAAAGAACTAGGTTTAAAGAAACTTAGAATAGATTTTGGTGATGGTAGTAGAGGTAACAGAGGATTAGGTAACCAAGGTACTCTATTTGAAATAGAGTTACAAGAAGGATTTGATAACTGGATAGAAGATAATAATACTAAGCACAAGTACAGTGTGTTCATCAAAGAGATGATTAAGCATTACAAACTAGAGGAGTGTAAGGCAGTCAAATGTATAGCAGAGGGTGGAGAAAATAAGAAGAGACCTATCTCATTAGAGGGTAAGAAATGGAGAGTGGGTGATGCCTCTGACGCACTAGGATATGACATAGGTGCCACAGTTACTGACCTCACACTAGAGGTTCTATGTGCTGACAATAAGTTGAGGAAGTATTACATCTCATGTAAGACCAGTGGTACAACAAACCTATCTAACCTTGGATTGAAAGGTAGTGTGTTTCCAGTACAACAAATCAAAGACTGTGACATAACAACAGATAGTGGTGAAGCACTCATAGAAACATTTGGATTAGATAAACAGAAGTTATGTGATACATTTAATAAGTTTGATGCGGGTGATAGAACATTCAAAGAGTCAGCAACCGCTACAGGAAACAAAGCAAAGTTAGCACAGTTGATCAAAGGGTCATTAGGATATGGATATCATTATGTACATCTAGACAGAGGTAAGATCAAACACTTTGAGATTGATGAGAAGTTTTTAAACTCAGCATCTAAAGCATCATCAATAAGAATAGAGTATGGTGGTGAGACAGGTGGAGCAAAGAGAATTAACATGCATGTAAAGACACCAAAGATGGACTTGATGTTCAACATAAGAAACACAACCACCAAAGGAACTAAGGATGATCCTAACAGAGTATATCCTGACAAGTTACAGTCAGCATATAAAATGACAGGTGAGTCACAATATACTGAGGTGCTTGATTAGTGGCTAACATTGTAAAACTAAAACACCTAGAGCATATAGAAGATGAGATGCTCAACTATGGTACAGAGGGTTGCGAAGCAGCAGTTCGTTTCATGGAAGAACTGGTTAAGATGTTAGGTGGAGCTGCTAGCTCTGGTTCTATACAAACTAAGTGGGACGGTGCTCCTTCTGTTGTGTGTGGTACTGATCCTTCTAGTGGTAAGTTCTTTGTAGGTAACAAGTCAGTCTTTAATAAAGATGAACCTAAGATATGTTTTACTGATTCGGATATAGAATTTTATTACTCAGACAAGCCAGGTCTTGCTGAGAAACTATAC